ACTTAAATAAGGATTCTGTTCTGCTAATCTCTGTATATGATCTTCAAGCCCAAATGTTCTTGCTAAAACATCACTACCACCTAATGTTAAAGACCTAGCAGCCCCAAATGCAAAAGCTTGTAAATTCATTTCATCATATTTTTCATTAAGCTGATAGCTCGCTAGAGCGTCCTCACCACTACCAATAAATTCATATCCAGTATTCATAGCTGCATGAAAATCAGATTGATCTATTGTTGCAAGTTGACCAGAAGGATTCTTGACAAAAATTCTATCATCAGGAAGGAAACTATAATCTCCTGAAAGGACTAATTCCTTTCCTTCTTCATGGTCATTTAAATTGAATTTTTGGCCTTCTCTATTTAATAGTTCCATAATTATTGTTGTTCTAATAACCGTTCACTAGTCACTTCTGTCTTGTACATATTTCTATTTTTTCGCATTGCTTCTAATCCATTAATCCCAAAATACTGGCCATACATAGCCCATACCTTAACTTCAGCAATTTTTACACCACCCCTTTTCAAGTACTGTCTTAATCTAGGTTTACTTACATATCTGGCAGCATTTATATTTAATGGTTGAGCTTCTGCTTCTATAACGGTACGAGACTTATTTATGTTTTTCCTAAATTCCTTAAGTTTTGTATCAAACACACCAAGCAAAGCTTCATCAAAACTTGGTTTCTCTAGAACATCTTTAATAAACTTTATATCTTCTATTGGAGTAAATGCTGCACCTAAATTAGCAAGAGGCTCACTTTTATATATATTAAGTAACTCTGAAACCTGTGCTTTCATTTGTGTTCTAGATTTATGATATGGTATTATCACATTCATTCCATGTTCTTTCATTAATGCTGTAAGCCTGTTAAGTGGGGCTTGAGCCTTATGCCATGTGCTTAGAGAAGCACCAGCTTCTTGTGCTCTCTTTGGTGAATTAAACATCCCAACACCATCAACCATCAAAGTTACAACATTTTGCTCTAGTTTCTGTTCCTTAGTACTAATCACTAATTTTTGTATCTCTAAACCTCTTACTCGTGCTTCATCCTCTTGCTTTCTTTTACGTTCATCAATAATTTTTTTAGCACTAAATTTAATTATATTCATTTTAACTGTTAGCTGTTGCATTACCAACTGTTTTTCAGCTTGGATAAAAGCTTTTTGCTTAAGATAATTATCTGTTTTATTAGCTGCTTCCATCATCTTAAGTCTTGCTACCTGAATCACTTTATCTTGATGTTTTAATAAAGAAGAAATCTCAGATAATTTTGTAGCCTTCTTACCCTTTAATAAATTAAGTTTACTTTTATATTCATTCTCAATTGCATCAGTCAGTAAATTGGATATAACTACTCCTGTATTCTGATTACCAGGAGTCATTGTATCACCTACTGAACCCATAATTATTGCAATTGCTGCCATTATACCCTGTAACGGCTTTTCAGATGTAAACAGCTTATCCCTTTCAGGAGGGTTTTCATCCAGCCTTTTTAAATCAGCATAATGAGGGTCAATCTCTGTTTGAAATTGATCCTTCATCTGTTGAACAGTCCCTGCCTCAGTCCATATTGAGGTTGGAATCATGTAAGTATTTTCTTTATCAGTAAATTTACGATAGGCAGTTTTGTCATATGCCTCTTTCAATTCACTTACAGATTCAAAAACACTTTCCTGTAATTCAGATGTGAACACCTCTAAACCAGCTTTTTTAACTGGGTCTGTCTGAATATTATATTTTGCGTCGAGTTCATCAGAGGATTTTTCAATCTGGTTCATTTTTAGAAAGTATTCATTACTCATTTTCTTTATAGGGTCTACTACCTTTGTAGAGTCTACTCTCCCTACAGGCCTTTGTTCTGGTATAGGAGGTAGAGGTGTAGTTTCTTTAATAACCCCTTTAACAGTTTCATCCTGTTGTGAAGTAATCTCATCAACCCAATCAAATAATTCCGGGTCATTTTCTGCCATTGCATCAGTTTTCTGATAGGGCATTCTGGAAAAAAATGCTGTTGTACGGGGATTTGGCATATGTACCTTTAATAATTAAATCTAATTTATCAAACTGGAGTAGGAGTTGTTGGTGGAATCCCCATTTGGTACTTAACATAAGCTGATGCAACTAAGCCTGCACCCTGTAAAACACCACCTAATAAACTATTTTGGTTATTCCTATTACTTTGTGAGCGGTCCCATTTATGCTGTAATCTTGCCATTTTTTCTTGGAATATACGTGCCTGTTCTACATTCATTAATTCAGCCGATATTCCTAGCTTCTTCAAATTTAGGTTAACTTTATTTAATGCTTGTTGTTCAGACATACCTTGTAATTGAAGTTGTGTTGATTGGTTTTGGATATGCGTTCTTAAGTTATTCTGAGAATCTTGGATATTACGTTGTTGTGCTAGTTCAGAAAGTAAATTAGCTCTATTAGCAGATATATCTGCCTGTTGTCTCAGCCTGTTAGCCTCAGTAACATGCCCTTGTAGCTCTGATTCTTGTGCAAGTTCAGCAAGTCGAGTAGACCGTTGTTGTTCTAATCTTTGTTGCTGTAAATCTGCCTCTAATTGAAACCTTGATTTGTCCCTTGAAGCTTCAAAGTTAAGAACGCCCTGTTGTAAATTCCGTTGGGATGCAACCTCCATCCTTTTTATTCCAGCCTGTTGCTGTAATTCCGCTTGTCTTATCTTCCGGCGTTCCTTGAATTCTACAATGGTTAGACCTGCTTGTGTAGCTAGTCTTGCATCTTCAACATTTTTTTGCTGTTCATACTGTAAAAGAGTTAAACCTAAAGTTTGAGCCATCTCAGCGTCTTTTATTTTTTGTGTACGTTCAAACTCTTTACCAGCTAATATTGATTGCTGTGTAAGCCCTGCCTGACTTGTTGCTAAACCAGCCTCAACAGTTCTTGCTGAACCAAGAGATTCACCAAGTAATTTCTTTCTATCGAAAGCTTGTTGTGCACCTAACATTGCAGATTGTTCTGCTGCTTGGCTACCGATCTTACCTACTTGTGAAGCTAATTGACGTTGTGCTATTGAAACATCTGCACCTCTACCTTTAGATAATGCTACTTGTTGAGCAATTGCTGCATCTCTATCTCTAGCAAGCCCTATTTGCTCTGCGCTCTGTGCTCCTGGTTCTTGTAAGCTAGCAAGGTATGCAAGTTGTTTCGCCTTAATAGATGTTGCAGAGGAGTCTTCTGTAATAGTAGCAGCATCACCAGCAGTAACATTCCCTACTGTTATTTTCTGTTCATCAGTAGGAGCTACTATAGAAGTTACTGCATCAGCCGTATAACTAGGGAGAGCAGTATCTACTCCACCTATTGTTGGGGCTACATAATCACCAGTCTTGATTGGGTTACCATCGGCATCAACACCCATTTGGTCAGAGATAGTACCAGCAGCAATATTTGTTGCAGCAACATCTGTCGATATTCCGGTTTCCTCATCAACACTAACAACACTATCAATACTTTGAGTTCCTATATAACCAACAGCCGTATCCTCAGTACCAATAGCACCAACTGTTATATCAGCCAGTGCTTTACCATCCGCATCAACTGGGACTACACCAGTTGACGATACAGGTTGAATATCATCATCTTCTCCGGTCCCATAACTAATATCAAATTGACCTGTATCTATTGCTGTTGGATCATAATTTATAGTATCTAAATGTGCGCCAACATCCTCTCTATCTCTTGGTTTATTCCTATATTGCGCTCTCTCCCACTTCTCGAATTTTGCAAGAGCTTGAGGTCTTGTCAGACCAGCCTTTACTTGATCCCCTACCCAAACTTCTAAAGCTTCATTATTTATTTCCTCTTGAGTTGGTCCTGCTGGTTCTGGTGCTGCTATAACAGTTGGAGCATCCTTTTTTCTTAAAGCGTACGACATAATTACCTTTATATAGTAGAACTTGTTCCTAATTTACGTAAGCCTGTTTTTAACCCTACTATAGATTGCATAACACTTATACTATAGGACTGGTCTGTAAATGTAGGCATACTATCAAAAAATCTTATTCTGAAAGACTGACATTTTTGTTTGCCATGCTCTATTCTGAACTGATACACACCATCACTATCTCCACCATAAATACCATTACCATAAGGTGTTCCATCACCAAATGAGTTTAGGTTTTTAGCTGTAGCAAAATCAAAAGTGTGTTCTTCATTGAAGAATTCTTCATAATCATAAGCAATTTGACATACTAGAATGTGACTTGTTTTATAATCACCTAATACGGCTGTTTTATAAACCCTTTGAAACCCCTGTAGTTGGTCTAAATTAATCCATGCTGTTGTCAGCTTCATAACAATTGATCTGGAATTATCTAAATATTTATCAGCAGTTTCTTGATAAACCTCACCATCATCTCTTAAGTAGACATACGCCCCTTGCCATATAGTAGAGCCATTGCCAGAATGGTTAGTAAAAGTAGACCATTTATCAAAGTAATAGTCATAAACTAGTGTTATATCATCATCAGTAAGAAACCGAACTTGATTACCATCTTGAACAAGAGTTGCACCTTTTATTGTTTTGCTATTAAAAGACTCAACAGGAGAACCAATATAAAAGGTTTGTAAGCTCCTATCTAAAAGATAAATTCCTTTAGTTGTCTGAAACATCAACCCCTTTGGTGTTACCACAATAGAGTTTGTGTTATCACACCCGACATCTGAGGTAACTAACTGAGGCTTAGAAAAAGTATCTTGTTCACCTGTGTTAGTTGGACCATCACCAGTTAATACATAGATTTTAGACTTCTCAAAAATGAATAACTTACCATCCATCTCTTGAAATGCTGTAATTCTATCTGCACTTGATATTGTAATCCTTAGAGTCTCATTGAATTCAACGGGTAAACCTTTTGACCTACCCTTAGAGTAATAAATAGTTTTACTATCCTCTCCTGATACTAAGAACACCCTATTCTTGAATAACCCAATAATGCTACCAGAAGGAGGTGCAATATTGTCTAATATGCCACCATTCGTATAGAGGAACTGGTTATATATTAACGATACATCAGAATTAGTATCAGCTATATCAACAGTATTAACATCAGGGTCATTATCTATTTCCTTAGTAAAGTAATAAAGAGTCGATTTGCCTGCTTCTGTTCTAAATACTTGAATTTTTACATCTGTCTTTTCTGTAAGTCTCAAAGTAGGGACCGTCAAAGTTATTTTCTGTACACTAGACCCTTCTGCTAGCGTCTTTGTCAAAATCACAGAAGTTGCAGAATAATGTAAATAACCTTTATGATCAGTCCAAGAATATATTACTTTGTAGTTATAAATCCCATCTGACATAAAACCACCTGAAGTACCTAAAGCTCCTGTAATATTCTCAGGGTAAAGATGGAATCCATGTTCTACAATATTCGTCCCATCATACATATTAAGAAAACCACGATATACATGAAGGTTCCCTCCTAACTCTTCAGAATTAATCTCTACTGTATTCAAATCTAAAGTGACACGGGACAATCCTGTTTTTGTATAGACATTATTATTATCACTTACTAATTCTGTTTTTATTGTGTTGACTGACTCCCAAACACCAGACTCTTTTTCTATTACAGAGGGTAATATTTTCTTGGTATTTACTCCACCAGCTTCACCCTGTAAATACTTTGCGCTTAATAGACCTGTCCCTTGCATTGTATAGAAAGTACTTTGGAGGTCACTATCATGAACAACGTTCATATAGATAACTGTACCATCTAAAAAAGCCTTAGAAGCTAAGCCTACAGAGTTTTTAACAACACTAGCTGAACCAGTAGTAGAATCGGCTATAGTGACCTTGTTGGTCTTTATAAACCTATTATAGGTGTTAGTTGCATTCATCTCATAAAAGAAGTTCAAATCACCTGAACTATCAAATACTTGTGTGACTACATTAACAATAGGAGAACTAGTTGAGTCTATAGTCCTTGCTGATAAATCAGTTGTTAAATTACTATTTAATGAAAATAACCTCAAACCTACAGATGGCTTAAAATAAGAAATATAAAATTTATCATTAGCAGCATTAGCAATAACTTCTAAACATTCCGTAGGAGTATCCCCATTTATAGTAACAGCATTTGAAAGTGAGTCTAACGTAGTTGCTATAAGACCTGTTTCTAATAAATATCCTACTTTAATGTCATTACTAGAACTCATAGAGTAAGCAAAAACTGATTCATCCCCCCTTTTCACAATACTATAAAGTTTAGAAAAATTAAGGTCTGTAGCTACATTAAAAGATGCCTCAAACAATAGCGTTGTAAGGTTAAACTTTTGACCTGATAATGTAGAACCATTAGCATAAAGCACAAACATGCTTGACCCAATGTTTATACATCTAGGATTCGTAGCAGTTGCATGTAATGCAATATCAGAAGCTAGAAAAACATTATTCTTTAGATCAATAACAGTAACCCGTATACCCCCTCTGTCATCTTCCCATGCAAATAATGCAATATTCCTATGTACAGTAACATCAGGAGTAGTTTGCTCTGCATTATTACGAATAATATTTGATAAGGAGGGTAATAGAGACTTGAAAGAACCCCTATCTAACCAAGCGTTTCGGTTTGGGGCAAAAGAATAAAATTTATTAGAAGAAGTCAGAAAAAGTTCATCTTCAAAAGAAGTAATACTATCCCCCGAAGTTAAACTATCTACAGAATTGATTACATCCTTTGACAATGCCGTATAGCCATTCCTCTTAGTAATAGTGCTTCCTTTATTAAAAACACCATTTTCCAGCTCTGTAAGATTAGCTGGTAAAACAAGCTTTTCATCAGATTTTGTGTCTATCCCCCCACTAAGACTTATTTGTACCGCTTGTTTCTGTAGTGCCATTTAAGACCTTTAATTTTTCAGTAAGCCCTTGTATCTCCCCATCCTTTTCAACTAAGGCTTTATGTAACTCATTAATAATTAAACATTTTTGTTTAATATTCTCAGCAAATATCAAATCATGATCTGTATTATAAATTTCATTTATTTGCATAACACCTTTTATAATGGTTTAATTGGTAAAGAACACGAATCTTTGTTTAACACCCCATTTTCATCCAGCGTGGGGTCCACTGTTGATTTCAAATCTCTTAATTCTTGACGATAATTCTTGTACTTGTCAGGGTTCCTATCTGGTAGCATCTCAAAATCTGTTTCTAACAATCTTTGATTACAAATTCTTTCCACCAATCTTTTTGCAAGTATTTTCAAGTCTGGACAATTTGACATAAATTGAGTGGGAATTGAATGAATCTCTTGTTCTTTTTTCACCCACCACTCACTTTCTCTTTCTTTTAAAATATAATCATCTGGCTCAACTCTAAATTCTTCGAATTCAGCCTGAATTTCAATAACCGAAGACATTTTCACAACAAACATATATTTTCCTTTAAAAAATATTCCAATTAAACCCAGAACACGCAATATAAACAATAGGAGCACCCCCCGTGTGATAGGTTTTATACCACAATCTATTGTCCCATAATGGCACTTCGAATGTTCCCCCAAAATTCCCTACATTAGCTGTAACAGCAGTTTCATGAATCCTAAAATACTCGTCAAATGCATAAACATTATTTGTGGTCAAATATATTTTTTTAGAATATCCACCATTAAGCTGAAAATATCCTCTCAATTTTGCAAGTCGCCAAGGCAGATCAGGTAATATATTAAGTGTCACTAAAGTTCCATCTACCCCAGTGGCAGTCGGTGTATAACTTGCACTAGCAGCCGCTCCAGCAATATCGGTAAAAACAAGTGGATGTATTACAACATTTCCTTTTTGGTAAAATTTCCTATTAACGCTAGAATCTCGATAAACGGCTCCTACTAATCGAAAAAATAGGGTTCCCGCCGGACGATAGAATTTCTCATCTAAATTGTCATTTAATGCGGTTGCTGTTGTTGCGGTTGATCCAACTACTCGAGTAACTGTCAAATTAGAAATTACCCATATAAAAACCCACCCCGTCCCGACATCAGCATCGTCCATTGAATTAATTTCGCCGGCATAAGTTGCGTTGCATTTAAGAACGAGCCTAGAAGAATTAGGAATTTCGACAACTACAGCATGACCATCAAGTGAGTGTAAGGTTAAATAATCAGCCCATAACTCTACTTGATGGTCATTATAAGAGCCGTTATATTTCATGACAAAACCTTCGTCACGATGAGGTTGAGTGATTACCCCACTCGTTAGTGTCACCTTATTAAAGGTTACGTCTGCATTTGTTGTAACATCCTGGTTTATTACACTTGCTGATTCAACATCAAGATTGCCACTAAGTGTTAATGAGCGATTTGCATTCCCTGTAATAAGGCTTAACGTGTAATCAGCATTAAGATCATTTACAGGCTTAATGATAAGAACATTATTTGATCCAGAATCTTTTATTTGTAACCCCGTATTACCAAGGGTTATTTTACCAAACTCTGCTGTCGTTGAGGCAACTGATAAATCTTGATCTATAACTGAGCCTGAGCCTTCTATAGAGATAGCTGTATTTGTTCCAGTATCCGTAGTAATAGTTAGAGTTCTATTATCCGTAAGATCAGCCCCAGGTTTAATAGTAAGATACTTATCTCCAGAAGTCTCTTTTACACGTAGACCAGTATTAGGAAGAGTTAATACATCAAAAGCTGCTGTTGTTGAATTAGCTGATAAATCTTGATCAATAACTGAGCTAGTACCTTCTATAGAGATAGCTGTATTTGCATTACCAGTAGTAATACTAAGTGTTCTATCTGCTGTAAGAGCAGACGCAGGTTTAATGATAAGAGCATCTGTTCCACTGCTTTCTTTCACACGTAGACCAGTATTACCTAGAGTAACCCCTGTAAACGTTGGAGAAGCATCATCAGTAACATCTTGGTTTATGAGAGAATTAGCCTCTACACCTAAATCGCCTGCAACCGTCAAAGTTTTATTAACATTGGCATCTATGGTTAATATACTACCGCCAGGAGCTTTAATTTCGAAGTTCGTCCGATCTGACGCAACCCTCATATAACCAGTAATTGATCCACCTTCTTCTATATCAATTCCTGATAATGCTCCAGAATCAGCACCTCCACCATCATTTATTGTAATATTCTTGTCTTTAACAGTAAGTTCAGTGGTGTCAACCGTAGTCGTTGTTCCATTTACTGTTAAATTGCCACTAAGGATAATATTACCTGCAAAGGTCTGAGGATCAGAGCCTATATGTGCAAGAGTTGCAGTAGTTTCAGGTAGGGTAAGTGTCTTTGGATTAGTACCTGTATATTGAAGCTTTACAGATTGAGTCGATACACCATCTGTATAAATATAAATTGATTCGGTAGCTAATAAGGCAGTTTCATTTGTATTTTGTAGGAATGTAAAAATCTTATTAGTATCATCCCAAGTAACACTAGCATTAGTTTCACCCATACTACCGATACCACCAATAGAAGTCGCACTAATTGCGTTATCATCTGTCAAACGTACTTCTTCGCCTTGATCATTTACATAATATAAATCCCCTGATTTTTGGTACAAGGCCATTAAATCTGTTTCAGAATCTAATGTAGGGTTTGTAGAATTAAGCCTTATTGTTCTAATGCCTATAGCATCTTTATTGTTAAAATTTAATTCTGTAGATATATTTATGCCAGCAGGAGTGACTTGAATCCCTTTTGCAGAACTATGGTCATGATTATCAATTGTATCAGCGTTAGTGTTAAGGTTTGTGGCCCACGTTGGACCTGCCGTTACATTAACGTCTGGTTTAGTCAATCCCATATTTGCAGTTGTTGCCATTTTTTTACCTCAAAATATCCATACGTCGATTGTTGCAATACCAGAACTATTGATAATTATGATTCTATCTTTATTAATATTTGTTGAATTAATAAATGTAGTTATTCCTGAATCAGATTTTGTTATTAACATACCTGTATATTTCCGATCTAATCCATGACCAATTCCGTTATCACCTGAAACTAGAGACACATCCTTTTTATGTATACCATCTAAAAAAGGTGCTCTATTTAGTATATTAACTACATTTATTATTTCATCTTGAACCAGACCTAATTCCCTAGATTTAACAGGGTCTGAAGCCACAATATTTGAAAACTTTAGAAGACTCATTATATTACATATAGATTATCATAGGCAGAGACATCTGTAACTGTTGTAGGCTCTCCCGCATCTCTTATATTTGATGCACCATTAATCCTTTTAACTAAAGAGGACTTATGACCTACTAATGGACCTATATCAGATTCTTCTTTTACTAAGCATCTTATAGCTGCATCCACAATTACAAATTCATCCCAACCAGAATATCCATCCATCATAAGGTTAAGCTTACCAAAGTTAGTTACAGCTCCTAGTGCTGAAGAATCTAAATCTGTAACTACTGTTGTAGCTGTTACCGATACAATTTTCTGTTCTACATTATAAGTTGCAGGTAAAAAATCCTCACCCAATAAGTAATCACCTGCTACATAGTTTTTTGGGTCTGTCGTATATGTTGTATTAGAACCCGTTGCAACAATGGTAGCAGATGTGAATTCTAATAATCTAGGGTTTGGAATATACCAAATCCTTATAGTGTCAGAACTTGTCGGTGTAGGAGAAAAGAATATCTTCTCACCCTGTATCCGATACTTTAAGCTGGATGCTGACCTAGAACGCTCAGAAAAATTATATCTATGAATAGGCATATAATCATTACCATTCTTATAATCGACACCTCTAGCTTTATAGAAATCACTAGGGAGATCATAAGATTCTGTATCAGAAACTAAAGTAATATCACTATTTTTCAGAAAATAATCTTCTTCATAATTCTGAATAATAATATCATACAATTCGTTCCAAGCATGATTAACATAATCATCAACTTCGGCATCAGAGACAAATTGGGAATTCTCCATATCTGCCCTTCTACGTACATTAGTTCTTATACTGTTTAATCCAACCCGTTTAGGCATATTATTTCCTTAAAGATTTCAACGCCCTGATTATCTTTTTTATATCTTTATTCTCAATCGCATCAATCAATTCATTAGCCATGAATTCTTCTTCTGCACTATGAGCATCACAAGAACCCTCTTCATGATCATCAGAATCATCATCAGATTTTTTCATCATTGGTCCAAGAATAATTCCTGCGATCTTTGCATTATTAGAGAGCATATCTAACCATTACTTTAGAGAATGTAGCCCACCCGAAAGCAGGCTACTGAAAATATTAAGGTAGAGTGATATTACAATTCCAACCAGGAGCAGTGCAACCTAGTTGAGCATAATATCCTGCACGAATCTCAACACCATCATCTGATGATTGACGTAACATTTCAAGTCCGTCATGCCTCAAAATTCTAGGAGTTGCACCAATAGAATAAAGCTTCCAAGTGTCCATCTGGACTAAGAAAGCTCGTGATACTGGACAATCCTTGTCGGGTATGATCTTAATTATTCCTGTAGGCGCATACATCTCAACACCTTGGAAAGAAAATTTGCCAACCTGTGCAACATCTCTTTGTACCTGAGAATTCAAAGTCGTAATTAAACTTCCAAAGTCAGTAAAAGAGACAAAGCAATAATCAGGTTTTCCACCTTCTCTACCAAGTCGTACTGAAGCATTAATGATAGCTAAGTCTACACTTGCAAGCGAACCACCATTATATCGTTGGCCTCCTAGTCTAGTAGCATCAGAACTTCTATCTAAACCAAAGAAAGAATCACCAGAAGCAGGAGCAGTAGTTGGTAACCAACCAGCCAACCCAGTAACTTTATTACCTTTATCACCTTCCATAAAGACATAATCATTATTTGCAATTGCACTAATTCCAGCAGAAAGGTTTCCTGTCATAGTCACCTGCATAGTAGTCGCATTTCGATCAATCGCAGAAACTTGCAATGTTCCTGATCGAACAGCCGTACCAGTGGTTAAATTATGAACTGAAACTTTCTGATTCTTCTCAAAGTTTACAACATCATTATCATCAACAAGATCAAGAGTTGCTACACCAAAAGCACCGCTAGCATTGTTTACTTTACCAATACTTCCTGAACCATCTCCAAAAAGAGATTTACTCAAAGAGTCCGATAATGCTCTAAGGGTTCCATTGATTTCACTTGTTGAAGCAGAAAGAAAAGCATACTCATCACCTCTTGAGGCTTCAAGTACTTCGCCACCAATAGTGACAACGCCATAATCTTTCTTACGGGTAAGGAGAAATTCTGCTAAAGAAGAAGCAGAAGCATTTGACTGAGCAGTTGAAAAAGTAGAACTTCGACCTTGCCCATGTCCATATATTACAGGGACAGGAAGGTTCTTACCTTTGAACTTCTCATTTTTTGGAACCATCGCCAAAAAGGGATGATTAGGATATGTTAAATCTTTGACTGCATCAGCCGTATAATACTGCTTTAATGCATCATCAAAAGTTGTCATTGTTGTCGCAGTTGCCATTTTAGACTCCTAGTTAAGCTGTTCTTTGACCTTTCAAAACTTTAACAGCTAATTCTAGTCGATCTTCATCAGTTAATAACTCATCTCGGCTAGGCTGTTGTAAGCTCCTACTTTGTTTATTTGTTATAGTCTTACTATTTTTCTTAGCGATAGGAGTCAGCGAAGGCGTATCTTCATTTTGTAAACTAGTGCGACCAGTAAATTTTTTAGACTTTGAAAATATATCTAACTGATTTTCAAAGTATTTTTCAACATTTTCGAGTACATCTTCCATAGGTAGCATTTTAGCTTCACCTGTACTCTGTAACATACGATTAGCATATTGTGATTGGATTGACAAATAAATATCCTTGGCAGCATCCCAATTGATTGAGCACAATTCAAAGTCTTCGTCATTTTCTTTAACATGTACACCAACTTCAGCCATATATGTTTCAACTTCTTGTTGCTGTGTTTTTATTGTACTTTCTAATTTAGATTCTTCCTTCTCTTTTAATAATTGATCAACCTGTAGTTTTAATTCCTTTAAGATTTCATTTTCAGGTGTACTACTATCAGGTTCATCACTATCTATTATTTTATTAGTTACTTCTTGGTACGATGTACCAATATCCTTTAAGAACTTTAAGGGATCATCTTGTGCAAGTTTCTGCATATCTTCATATGACTGAACATTCTTGCTAGTTTCTTTTAAATCTTTCTCTCTGCTCCTAACCTCTAATTCCCTACGATTTAATTCCTCAAAAGCTGCATGTAATTTGTCAGTGTTATCAGTATCCTCTTTTTCTGGTACTTCCTCTTTAGCTTCGGCAGCAGGAATCGCCACATCTTCCACATCATCTGTTTTAACATCAACATCATTATCTGTTCCTTCATTAGCCACATTATCATTAATAAATTCATCAATCTGGCTAAATTCCTCTGTCGATTCTGCTACTTCCTCTTGAACTTCTTCGGTCATTATACCTCTTGTTGTTGTTGTGGATTAATCGGCCCCTGCCCTTGTGGTTGGCCCTCTGGTTGTTGAACTTGTTGGCCCTGTACTAATTGTGCTTGAGCTTGCTGCGCTTGAGCCTGTTGTGCTTGAGCTTTACGTTGCAACTCTATTTGCTTTTCAATAACCTGCTCTTTTGCTCTATCCTGTAAAAATAATACTTGATTTAACCAAGTCCTAAGTATCTCGAGTCTTTCCTCTGAAACACCATTAATTCTGGCATTCAAAATAGCCCTAGTAAACTTATCTTGAGCAAGAGCTAAATCCATCTGAGGATAAGGTTCAGGTGGTTGTTTACCATCAAGTATATCTGAGACAGCTTGATCAATATAATCCTCATTAACTGTTGCTAATGTTTGAAATGAATCCAAATCTGGAACATTAAGTAATTTGATTGTTTGTTCTCTTGAGGTTATAAGTCCAGCTTGCACCAATTCTTGAATCATTTGTAATCGACCTGTAGGTGTAGACGGCAAAAGAGATACAGGAAAAACTCTCATCAAATATTCGTTTTCATCCAGACTTACCTCCTTCCATTTAAGTTTCCTTAAACTTTTTTTCTGCATCCCTAATACCGTGAGTGAGTCTCCTTCATCATCAGATTTCTTAACTAATCTAATAATCCACTCTGCCGCTTTCATAAAAGCATTTTCATAATTCTGGGCGGTAGTCATAAAACGTTCTGTTTCAACATCTTGTAGTGTTCTAAGCGCAACACCTGCTGATATACCTTTTGGCTTCGTAGATGTAGCGGACAGTTGAGATATTCCCGATATTTCATACGCATCTCTTTTCATCCTATCTAAGTGTGCAAAAACTTCACTAGGGACAACATTAGGGGTATAGATTTGTGGCGGTCTTCCTGTATAATTAATTATTGTTCCCTCAACATTCCTAATATGGGAAGGAGAAACGTTTGATCCTGCTTCAATCATTACAAAAGGAACTGCAAGTAAATGTATGGATTGAGCAATCCTATGAAGAGTTTGATTAATTTCAACCTGAATCCCAAATAATTGCTCTGTTAATGATTGTCCGTACCATGATAAATTAGTTTTGTTCCATCTGAGAAAGATAAAAGGGAAATCATCAAATAACCAAGGTTCATCGAATAAGCATCGTCCCTCAATAGAGATGATGTGCCTTCCATCATTTGCAGTTGAACTACTGGGCAAATGCCATGCTTCAATGCATGTGATATTATCGTCGTTGGTGTCATTTGAACCCCCTAAATTTACTGATTCCTCAGAAACTGGAATATCACCGTATTCTTGCTCTAAAATGTACCTAGAAATGTCTCTAACTTGGTATAAATGTGTTGCTTTACCAAAACGCCCTTCCTGTTCATCTACAAATATTTCCATCGGAAAGACTTTTTCACACTTTATGTCACCATCCTCTTCGAATATTTTTAAGACTCCAATATCAAAAATTGTTGAATCTAAAAAGACATCAGGCATCTTTGTATAAATATCCATCCTTAGAAACATACCCTCAACAAAATCGCCTAATAATTCAGCACGTTTTGCTAACTCTTGGTTATGGCCTTGAGTCAAAAACATCGGTCTTGGCTTATTTTTAGAAATTTTCGAAGTAATTGTATCGCATACAGACTGAACGATATTAATTTTAGAACGCTCACCCTTACGACTATAAAGGTTATCGGTAACCTCTATTCCTCTATCACTGATAGAATAGTTCCTATTACCGTATAGCCTTAAAAAAGAAAGGTTCTCAGCAATACGTTTAGACTGCTTCTTCCTTAACATTTCTACATAAGGAAAAAGAGAGTTGTGAACACTATTTTCTTCTTCTAGCCACCAAAAGTTCTGTTTCATCAGACTGCACTTCTAAAGATAATATCGTCATTGATTTCTTCATGCTCATTAATATTTGAGCCAATAGACAACGGTTTAGGTTCATATACTATAGATATATTATCTATTTGTATACTCTGACATCCATTTTCCTTACCTATCTCAGCAAGGGTTCTAACTTGGTTAACTATACTAGTAGTTAGTATACTCTTTAATTCTGTATCTTCCAACTGACTTTCTGTATTGTCAAAACTGTTTAGTTGCCCAACCTTACTTTCTCCTTCTCCAAACAAAATCCATTGAGAACTATATCCATATCTTAGCTCTATACTGTTGGCTAGTAACTTTGATACGTTCCCCTTATCTTTAAGAATTCTATTTAACCCAGGTCCAGCAATATCAATAGACTTTGCAAACTTACGTTGACTTAAATTCGAATCCTGAAAAATAGATTGAACTCGCATATTCGGTGTTTCACAATCGTTCATATCTTATGCCATTAGCTTTGGTAAAAAAATAATTAAGTGTTAGTTTAACTCAAAATGTACTAAGTCATTAAAACCGTTATCATGGTAATCCATATCCCCATCCCAATCTCCACCCCACCGTAAGTTAATCCCAAGAGTATGCCCTGTACCGAGGACATATCCTGCGAAATGTCTGAAACGTTCATTATCTTCCCAAGAAATCCCATGAGAACCATCTTTTAACTTTACCCAAGGTGCTACATCAATAGCTGCTGAAGGTTCTTGATTATGCTTTGACATAGGAAATTTTAACTTAGACCTTTTCCTACTATAAGCTTTATCTTGTTCATCTTTTGTTCTTCTTCCTGTAATTATAGTACAATCGTATTTCTCTACTACATTGTAAAATAATAATTGTAATCTACCATCACACTCTTTTAATCTTTCTTTAGATCGTCTTGAAAATCCTGGCATTCTTCTTCTTCTCCATTATATTTTTGATTAACTATATCCTTTCCAGGATAAAATAAAAGAAAAACATTTATTAACAGTAGGCATAGTATAAACGGGAATGCCCATATAAATATTAATACTGTGGATAAATGGTGTCCTAATTTCATTTAGTTTTCCCATTAAAAACAGTTGACATTTAATAACTGCACAAAGTATGATTAAAAAATCATGTTTCCTCTGGAGGTGTATAGCCCCAATACACCTACTCCCTAGATGAGGTAAGGATTGATTACCTTTACCTCGTCTAGCCCGTCCTCATCATTCTCGCCATCATATAAGTATGGATTGGGACTACCCGATCGACGTTTAGCTTTCTGGGACTACCTGGAAGGCTTTTCGTTATCTATTTCAATAAAAATTCTGACCTTCCAGCCTTTATCCTTAACACGAAATCCAAATTTAAACTTCTGCCTAAAAACCCAATAAAGGACAATGCAACCCTTAACCTTGTCTACTTCGCAAGCAGGTCTGAATCGTTTAGGAAAACACTTTATGATCTTAATTGCACTCTCCAGAGATTCTTTTGGTAGATAATAACCATTCCTTAAGTCATTGATATGATATAATTCATCTAATTCTTTAGATAAATTCCTAATAATCTCTTCTACTTCCCCCATATCATCCTTTAATTAATAGTTTTATCATCATTGCCATTGAATTCATCTTCCCACCAAAAAGTATTTTTCTCTTCTAATGCTTCTAAGCATTCCTTTTCCATATCGTCTTCTTGCTTTTTCCACCACTCTACTGAATACTTGCTCACATTCTCAGTTTCTTTACTCAAGTAATGATAACATTCTCTCCATGCATACAAAAAACTATCAGTACAATGGTTAGAGCAAGAATCATTCTCAATATACCGGCCTTTCTCTAAGTGTGAAGGGTTCCACTCCAATAATTGAAGTTCATCTATCAAATCAATACAATCCTCATGAATAAGAATCCTATTTAGCTTAAAATCAGCATTTAGAAGTTGAATAAACTCTAATTTAGATGTTTTTGCAGCAGGATAAAGAGAAAGACCAAATCTTCTGTTCATTTCCTCAACTATCATCTTACCTAGACCTCCTGAATCGACAACCTTCCTAACAAAGGGGGATTCCCTTTTAGTAAGAATCTGATATTTACTAGTAAGCTGCATAATAATATTTGCAATATCATCTGTAATTAAATGTTTTTTCTTAAAAGACTCAAATATAAAAGCATTTCTCTCATACGGTAAGAAGCCTTCTATAGTAAAGCTTGTATCATCTTCATAACCTAAATCGACTCCCAATATTAAAGTACACTCTTGAGGATTTGGCATCCTAGACTCAGGGACAACATGGTGTTCTTTATCAAAATGATAAACAAGAGTCTCATTATCTCGTACCCATTCGCCTTTATACTCCCTCCTATAAATTGCAGTTGAATTATCCCATCCATTTTCTATTTTCTTCTTAGCAAGCCAATCTTTTGCATGAGGTAGAAATGGGTTATCTAACATTGTCCAATGTTTCTTACCCCATGCCTTAGAAAATCTATCAGACTCATAAAAGAAGCCACTAAGCGAAGCGTTAGGTGTACCAAACATCACAATAGAGGCTGATAAACCATAATCAAGAGTTGCTGGTTCAATAACATCCTCAATACATTGCTTGAGGTAAGACCTCATTGACTGACACTCATCTAAAATAACAAGGGGGTACTTAGGACCACGTAATTTATCCATATCTTCTAGGTCGGCAAGACCACAAAGCCATATTTCAGAGCCGTTAGGGAACTCTGCAATCAATTCTGTTCGTCTAAAGTTAATATTTAACCCATACTCTCGGTTTAACTGATTGAGCATAGGCCACATTAGACGTTTAGCATTCTTCAAAGAAAGAGTTATATAAGGGATAACTACCCCATCCATCTCTTCTGCTTTGATACACATCCATCTTGCGGCAAGATTAGTCTTTCCTGCACGACGAGAACAGACTGCAAGCTTTTTTGGCCGATCAAGACTATAAAACTCTAATTGCTTGTCATAAAGGGAAGCTTTTAGAGAATATACCTTCTCATTTCTTTCTTCTTCTTGATTTGCTTGTCTGGTCGCTCGACTTGCTAGTTCCTGTAATATTTTTGACATCTTGCTCTTTCATCTCAGGAGAGGGGACTTCCTCTGTAATATATTCAACACAAGAAATATTAGAGTTTGGTATTACATATAAACGATTATTATGGTGACAGACTAAACCCTCTGTTGTTAACTCTGTAGAATCCAATCGACTCTCTGGGTCTGGTAGACTAATGCTACTCATAGGACGACCAGCTATGTGAACCAACGTTGTGAATTGTATTTTTTCTAACTTCATGTTTGTTTCCATATCTAATAAACCTATCTGAAAAACCAATAAGGGTTATAAAAAGCCTCTTTCCTACGCATAAGATGCTCAATAGGGGCAAGGTAATGACTGTATTCTACTCTCTTTGGTAAATTTAGCTCTTTTAATAAAATTGTACCTATACCTAAACGTCTAAAAATCTTTTTTACATAAATAAAATGTAAGCAATCTGCTGTACCCACTGCATAACCATAAAATTGATTTGAATCATGTTTGTTTACTGCAATGTAAGCATTAGTCTGATTATTATTAAATAATACCTTATTAATCAAATCCCTATGGTTTGTCTGATAAATAGGTAAGAAAATATTCTTGGCAAATTCACTATTCTGATAACTAGAAATCCATGAAGAAAAAACAAAATCTGAATCATTCTTATAATCAAATTTTCGTATAGAAAAAAATTCATCAGTCATTTATTGTCTAACCTTGTTACATGTCCATCCTTAACTTTTACTTCATATCCAAGCTTGTTTAATTGATCCAATACAACCTTTAACATATTTGCAGAAGTCAACATCTCCTTAATAAGCTCAATGTCGCTCTTCTTGTCATGAATAATACGTAAACGGTCCTCAAATATCCCTAGATGCTTACCAAGCAATTCTAAGGCTTTTACTGAACTCATGTAAGCTTTAGTATCCCCATTCTCCTTACTAGTATCTATAATATGTCGTAAATTGCCGATAACATAATCAGCCGTTAACTCTGTCCTTTTCTCCTGTCTCCTCATTAATTTATTAATATTAGAATAGATTTCGTAAGTCTCCATGAGCTTAAGAGCTGATACTGCTGCACTCGTCTTACTATAACCTGCACGTATTGCTGCCTGGGTCCCATTGCAATCTACAAGATACTCTCTACAAAAACTCTGTTGTTTTGGTGTTAACTTCCGGTTCTTAATACCCATCAACCTCTTACAATGAAAGATTTTATATTATCGAAGTAATCTTATAATTCTTCATTGTGTTCATTGTTCAACCCTTTTTTTCCTATATGCTGAAAGAAATCCATGAACTCGTTTAATGCCTCAAGCCTATCTGAAGCCTCACCCAATATTGTAGTATATTTTTCACCCTTGCACTGGTGAGCCATCTTCCTTAATTCCTCTATTAAAATTGCAACCCTATCTAATTCGTTCATATTTCTTGTTCCTTGCAAACATTAATTAATAACAGCACCTTGACTACTATCAGGTACTCGGGTTCCCTCAGACATCCTATCAATTAAAGACTTTAGACGGCTTAGCTCTGCAATTAAAATATTGGTCGATGATAGCATGT